CTAGCAGCATTTACTGCTGATGATCAGTTTAAATCTTACGATGAACTTAAGCAACGTCTTGAGTCTACATTGAAGGGTAACTACAACAAACCAGTCGATGCTGAAACATCATACGAAGAGGTTGAAGCAGCACCAACACCAAGTCCTGTTGGAGTAGGAACACCTTCATCTGTTGAAAGTGGAGATGATACGTTATCATACTTTGCACAACTCGCACAAGATGACTAAATAATTTTGTTCGAGATGGATCAGCACCCTTCGGGGTGCTTTTTTATTACATGTTTATATCTGACGCTGACGCACCTACTCTATCTACTCTACCCTTAACTAGTATTGCGTAATAATTTTCTACAAAATCTTCAATTATTTGTGGTTTTATTATTTGTATTCTTGCTTTCTTTGCATTCTCTTCAAACTCAAACTGTTCATTACTTACAGATAAAACTGGAGTTGCAGTAACAGTAGTGGTTCCATTGTAGTATGACACCTGATAATTAGATGCTACAACTTTACCCGCTTCAACTATAATATTATTTTTGGCATCTTTTACCTCTGTGGTCACATGGTGTTTAGTTGCTTGTGGATTATCATACTTCTGGTTAATGAAATCTTGCAACTGTGTTATTGAACGTGGCCACTGACTATAAACATCTACGATGTCATTTGCTACTAGTACAGTCCAATTATAAAATGGGTTGTTATAAAATGCTGTTGCAATATCCTCTGGTCTTTCACCGTCTCGGACAGTTATTTCATTAAATATCGTAACTTGTGATTTGTATTCAGTTAATATTTCTGCACGTCGCCAAATGTTCTTAACAAAAAGAAAATCAGGATCAAGTGGTTTTGATGAGAAATTGTATAATAATTCTGGTAGTCCTTTTAACATTAGTATGAAACCTCTCCTGTAAAGTCTTTAGATGCATCTCCAACAAATTTACCTTTGTTCAGAATAGATCCTACACCTTCATTTCTCTTATATGTTGAACCTTCCATATCGACACGTGTAAGTTTTGTTGTTTCTTTGAATTGTAATTCCATTGTAACAACAGGAATAGTTCCATCAAACACTGTTTGCAATTGACCAAATGGTGTAGTGTTTATTGTCAATCCTGTTAACGCACATAGTTTTGTTCTAGGCATCATAGGATGTTGTATTGGTTTTCCTTCAATCTCACCAGAATCATTACATCTTACAAATTTTGGAGTTAAGAAAAATACATCTGGAAATGTAAGCATAACTGCACTACCTTTACCATTTTTAGAATCAGGGTGCATACCACGTTTGAACCACTCTATTATTTCTATTATTCTATCACTCTCTTGTTTATTTCTTGCTGCTAATTCAAATCTAAAACTAAAGTCTCTACCTTGCATCCTTTGGAAAAACTGTATAGAGTTTTCGTTAGGTGCTAATCCTGCTAACCCTGCTATGTTTTTGGGACTTAATTCACTATTAATTTTAAATGGATTTGCAGCAGTCTTTGATGCTCCTAAAGTACTATTGATAGTTTTTTCAATGTTTGCTATCTTTTTGTTTTTTGATTTATCTGTATTACCTGTAACATCAGTAATTTTGTTTATTCCAACTTGAGTAAGACCACCCGCTACACCCGCACCACCTACTATTCCTCCAAACCTAAGTGCATCATCTGCTGCAAGTGCTAGTGTTCCTAGTTTAAATTCATTGTTCCAATCTGCACCATACTTATACTGAAATTCATTTGGTAAAGGGAGATGGCATTTTGAGGATTTTAGACCTTTTTGTGCTAAGTCCATCTGTCTTTGTTTCTCTGCCTTTATCTGCCCTATGGTCATATCTACACCATTAACCCTGACAATTGTACTATCATCAGCATCTGCTATATCATACTTTGTTCTTCCCATACCCAAGAAACCTTTACTATAAAAGGTTGTATCATTTTCAATCTTTCTCTGTCTTTTCGTTGATTTATCTTCTCCAGAACCATATACATTTGCAAGAGTATCTACACCACTATCTACAATGTCTGCTATTCTACTGTTAGCAAGTGATCCAAGAGCATCGTTTTGTGATGTTTGAACTTTTTTCTGTGCTTCATCATAACTATACTTCTCTATCTGCAGAAAGGAAGCAAATGGTATACCAGACAAACCAGTAGGATATTCAAATACAGTTTTTTGTGACGGTGACATTATCTATTGAAATGAAATTTTTCTAGGGGTAGAGTGCTTAACAGTTGCACTTCACTCTCTTTTACTTCAAAGAAGATGCGATCTGCATTCTTCGGTATATAATAACGGTAACTAGATTTAGGAAATCTTTTATTATTTAGTGCCTTTAATCTAGAGTTTGTGCCTTTGATATGATGTACGTTCGCACCAAGTAAATTATTCTTCTTATACTCCATAGTATATACAAGAGGATACTGATCCCATGTTCTTAATTGATCTCTAAATTTAGGATCATATTCAAATGTATAGTATCTATCTGTTTGTGGAGTTTCTACTGCATCGTCTAGTAATATATTGAATACTTCTTCTCTAAGTTTTGACAGACTTATCTTTTTACCTTTCATGTCTGCAACAAGTGCATCAAACCTTGAGTTCTCGTTCTGTGACGAGTCTGAACTCCCAGAGTCTGTCTTTGCAGAACTGTTCTGCTGCATCCCATTTTGCTCTGTTGGTGGCATATGTCTTAACCTCCGTAATATACGTTTTGGTTTTTTTGTTTTGACGTTTAGGACCTTCGACCTGTCTTTTGGGTTTGACTTCTATAAGATATGATTTTACTTTACCATCTTTTTCTCTTACCCTCATCCAAAAATCTGGAAAATAACGACGCCATCTACCTGTAACTGGATCTTTGTACGGTATAGCAAGTTCTTCTGACCACCATTCCAATACATTTGGGTTTGTATCACACCACTTCATGAACTTTCTTTCCCACAAAGAACGATATACAACGCCTGTAGGATCACCTTTATACTTCTTGTAATTAATTACTCGGTATTTACCTTTGTATGTCACTATAAATACATATATCAAACCATATGTATATTTATGGCAACCGCAAGAGGACTACAGAATTTCATGCAGGCTATTGGCAAGTCTGGTGGTATCTCTTCGTCCAATTTATACCAATTTTCAGTTCAACCATCTGCAAAATTAAAAACTTTCTTTGAAAACAACTTAGGTGATGATTTTCTAAGGTTAGTTGATAATGGCGATAGTATGAATTTACAATTATTATGTAATGAAATACAGTTGCCTGGCGTTACCTACTCAGCATTTGATATTAAGTCAGTGCATAAAGGTATCACACAGAAAATGGCAACAGCAAAGGTGTATAATGAATTAGATGTCAGTTTCTTCATGGACGGAACATCACTACCACTTAGATTTTTTAGGGCGTGGCAAGATTTTACATCAAATACTGTAGCATCTAATCCTGAGTTTTTCTATGATGATCAACCATACAAAAGATCATCTGCATTTAATTATTATGAAGATTATGCATGTGATATGTTTATACACAAGTTAGAAAAGTATCAAGGTGCTGCAGATACTGGCACTGATCAGAACGGAAATCCTAAAAAACCAGATTATCTTAATCCATGGAACGCTAGATTAGTGAAGGCATATCCATACACAGTAGCATCAATACCATATTCTTCTGCTCCTGCACAACTTGTAAAGGCAACAATTGGTTTTTATTATGAGTATAGTCACTTGATAGAAGGACCTCAACCTGATATAGGCAGTTAAAAAACCCTGCTATATAATATACTGAATTTATAAATCATGCCATTACCTGACATTGCAACGCCAACTTACACGTTGACTGTGCCTTCTACAAAGAAGAAGGTAAAGTACAGACCGTTTTTAGTTAAAGAACAAAAGGTTCTGATAGTAGCATTAGAAAATGAAGATCAAGAGCAAATATTAGATGCAATAAAACAAACAATACAAAATTGTTTGATTACTAAGACAAAGGTAGAAGATCTTGCACTATTTGATATAGAGTATTTGTTTCTACAGATACGTGCTAGATCTATCGGTGAAGAACTTGAAGTAAAAGTTACTTGTGAAGATGACATGGAAACCACTGTTGATGTTAAGTTTCTAGTCAACGATATTAAAGTTAACTTCCCCAAGGGTCACACAAATATCATCAAACTAACTGATGATATTACTGTTGAGATGAAGTATCCAGATCTTGAATACTTTACTAAAATTAATTTTGGTGCAAAAGAACCAGATCCATACGATTTAATGGCAAAGTGTATCAAAAGAGTATATGTTGGTGAAGATGACTACACTCCAGACTCTGTTGAAGAATCAAAAGCATGGGTAGAGGGTTTGACTAGTGCACAGTTTGATACTATACAACAGTTTTTTGAGACAATGCCAACTCTTAAGCATGTATTAAAGGTCAAAAACCCTAAGACTAAGGTTATAAATGAGGTTATATTAGAAGGATTATCTGATTTTTTCGCATAGCCCTCTTCCACGAGGGCATCATGACCTTTTACCAGACTAATTTTT